GAACTGCTCGGCGGTGTCCATCATCTTGCTTGACTCTTCGGCCATGCGGCCACCGCCGCCACCAGTGGGGAAGTCCATCAAGGGACGGGCGATCGTCATGGGGTTGGTCTCGACGCCGCCCAGTTTGTTCATGTACAGGCCGCTGGCTTCACGCGATGGAAGCTGGCGGTAGCCGAGCGCACCATAGATGGCGTCGCGGTTGCCTGCGCCCACTTTGGGAAAATCATTCAGAACGGACTCGGGCACTGGTAGATCCCAGCGACCTTGACGGCCGTAGGCCAGCTTCTCTTCGGGCGTCATGTCCAGTGCTTGGCGGACGTGGCCAAGGGAAGCGCCGGGGATCGCCTCGTGTGTGGCAGACGCTGCGTGCTTATACATATAGTCTTGGGCTGTGTTGTTGGCGTCTCGCAATGATTGCTTAATGCCTTCTAGCTCGTCACCTGCATAACGGCTATTCACGCCACGCCCGTGCAAGTCTTGACCCTTACCGTAAACCCACGGCACTTCTTGAATTTGCGGGCCAGCCCAGTCGGTGCGGCCACCGGTTCCGGCTTTGTTGGCGCGGTCCACCTGCAAGGCGGTTTCAGCGTCCATGAACGGGTGCATGGTGTCAGATACGCCAGCCTTCCACGGGTTGCCTTCTACATCGGTGTAACCCATGCCTTGTGCACGCCGGAAGTCATTCACGCCAAACAAACCAGTGTTGGGAAGGCGTGGGTCGTTCTTGTTAGCGTACTCTCCAATCTTAAAACCCATCTTGGCGGGTCTGTTCTCGGCCACGGCGCTGTCGAGTGTATTCATGCCTGCACTGCGATAAGCCATCTCAGGTTTACCGGCAACGCGACTGTTCAAGTGCTTGAGCGAAAAGGCCAACTCATTCTCTGGGCTAACGCCTGCGGAGTAAACGCCATGTTGCTCAAGCGTACGGGGTAATTGATAAGGCTCGGTGCTCTGAGCCATACCCTGCTTGGCACGGTCGTACCATGTTCCTAACCGCTCAGGGTCGGCAAGCCGTACCGCATCAACGGCATCTGAAAAGTCTGTGTCCATGCCACGGCGCATGGATCCCAAACCTTGGGGACTGGTCACGGTACGGGGTGCGCCAACGTATCCGGTGTTGGTGGGCTTGAGGTGCTCACCAGCGCGCGCAGCATTGAGCACCGCCTCGTCGCCCAATGTATCCGCCATCTTGCGGAAAATGTCTGCCTCAACCTTGGCGTGCGGCCCTTTGGATTTAGCGGGTTTGGCTTGCGCTTCGGGGCTTTGACTTGCGCTTTCTTTGGCGGCCTTCTCAACCTTTTTCTGCCGGGCGGCCTCCTGCTCTTGTTTTTGGCCCCACTTGTCCATCACCGCCCGCTCTTCAGGCGTTCGGACCACGATAGGCTCGACGCCTTTAGGAGCTTTGTCAGTCACGTTGAACAACTTCTTAAGGCCCGCCTTGACGATTTCCTTGGCTCCGCCACCTTTGGCCATCTCTACGTCGCCCTTGATGGCGGTCTCGGGCAGAACCACCTCGCCAATCTCGCCCCGAACGCGGTAGCCCGGCTCGTATGGCGTGCGCATGGCTTTGCCAGTGGCTGGGTCAATGATTTTCTTGCTGGTCCAAGGCTCGCCTTCCCACATGAGCTGGTTGCCGTGGCGCGTGCGCTCGATGATCTCGTAGGGCGCTCTGTTCTTCTTGGCGCTGTCCTCGGTGAACACGCGCTGGCCCTTGTCGTACTTGTAGTCAAAGGTATCCATTTGTTTCTTGGCTTCGGTAGCGCGGCGTCGCACTTCGTCCCCTAGCGACGTGTAGAAATCTTGTGGAGTTGTCAGGTCCTTTGCCGCTGTTACCGGGGCCTTCATGCCTGCGGCTTCGGCTGCGCGTTCGATTGCTTCCTTTGCCATGCGCTTGAGCGCTCCGCCACCAGCCATATGGACTTCGCCGCCACCGGCGTACTTGAAGTCCTTCTTGTTGCCGTATTGGGGTTTGCGTGCCAGCACGAGCGGGCCTATCTGGATAGCCTCGTCGGCTGCCGTGACTGGCTGCATGCTGCGGCGGTCATAGAAATAGCCGTGACGCTCGGGGTCCATGCCGACCTGTGCCCAGTCTGGGTGGTCGAGGTACTCTTGGGCGCGGGCGATGGCCATCTTCTCTTCCATCGGGTTCCACTCGCCCTTGATGGTGGCGATCGTGCCCTTGGGCTTGCCTGCCGCGATGCTGAGGGCGGCCTTCTCGGACATGCCGAACGTAGGGTTCATCACGCCTGCGACGCTTTCATACCCGACGCGGTCACCAGCTCCAAAGCCAGCGGCTTGGCGGTGAACTGCCGGGACCCACACGCCGTGGTCACTGTATGCTGGGATGTCCAAACGCAAGCCCACTGGGTCACCAGCTTGCAGCATGCCCGATGGCGTGCCGTACAGGTCGCGCTTGTCTGACGTCAGGGCGTTGTATGCCTCGTCTCGTGTCGCTGGCTTTGGCACAAAATCGTAGGGCTTGACGGGCTTGTACTTATTGACCAGCTTCTCATACTCGGCGCGGCTCATCTCGTCCGCCTTGACCCTCTGCGCACCCTCCGTCAGCTCAGGCACGCGCTTGGTTACATCCTTGAAGTGCATGTTGATGCGGTCCACCATAGGCTTAAGTCCATTGACTACGCCCTCAATCGCGTCTTTCACAACCTGCTTGACAGCGCCACCACCGCCGTAGGCCGGGATGATTTCTCCGCCCTCACTCTCATCGGGGATCGTGTCGTAAACGCTGCCGCCCGCCGCCATCTTGCGGACCTTGCCGCGCCAAACATGCTCACGGCCTTTGTGCGATACAGGGACGCCACCACCAGCCATTGCCCACTCTTTGAGAGACTGACTCTTCTTGGGAACCGAATCGGTTTCGATTGGCTTTAGAGAAGGTAGGTCGGTTGTCTTGAGCTTCTTGAGCATGTTCTTGCTTGCCTTGTATGTGCTGTGGCCGCCGGGAATCAGGCCCATAGCCGCGCCTGCTGCGTCCCCTGCTGCGTCGATGTAGTCACCGCGCTTGATTGCCTTGGCTGCGTCGCCAAGGTCCCGAGCGCCCTCTTCTAGCCCCATGCTTGTACCAACAAAGGGCACGAAGTCGGCGATGCCCATGCCACGCGGCAGGCCACTGCTCTCGCCGCCCATGATAGTCTGCGCATGCTTGCGGGCGCTTGATCGGTTCATCCCCATGCTTTCCATGCCGTTTTGAAGAGCTGAGGCCGCGCGCTCGCGCATAGTGGGGTCGTTAGCCTGCATTTCGTCAGCCATGATGGTTGCCTTTCACTTGTGTTTTGTCATCATAAACGCTAGCCTGCGTTAAGTCCACTCTCTGATTCAGCCAGCGCTCCAACATGTCGCGGGCCCAAGCCTTGTCGACTGGCTCATCCCATGAGCTTATTAACTCAAAGCGGTTGGCGCACATCTCTATCTTGGGTGACGGGTCAGACTGCATAGGGGTTCACCTTTCGTTGTCGGCCGCTGTCAACGTAATCGTCCTCGTCCCAGTCTTCCCGAACCGGCGGGTCAATGTCCAGCCACCCCGCATCGCGCAGGTAGCGCAAGGCTTGAGTGCAAGCGTCCACTAGGTCGTCGTGCGTGGTCTCGGGGAATGAGCATATCTGGCTCACGAAGCCCTCTGCCCAGTCCTTGACGTAGCCCTTTCTGTTGTCGCTCTCGGGTATCCACACGCGGCCACGGGCGATGATGTTGCTGACAATGTTCAGCCGCTGAAGCTTGTCGGCCCGCCCCGGGTTATAGGCGCGGACTGGCAGGTGGGCACGCTGCAAGTCTTGGATCAGCGAGATGCCCGCGCTCTTGTCCTCGATCAGCAGCAGGTCCACCCGCTTGCGGTCCTTGCCCTCTCCGAAGACGGTCTCGTACTCCTCGATCACCTTGGGTCGCAGGTCTGGATACATCATGCGCTCCTGCCAGCAATCGATCACCATGGCGCTCATAGGGGCGTCCTGCGGTTTGAACACGCCGAACGTGATGCAGGCGGTCGGATCGTTCTGCACTTTCTCGCTGGTGGCCACGTCGTAGGACTGGAGGATGTACTCGAACTTAGGGAAGGCACGCCCAGATGGCCAGAGCTTGAACATGTCGCGCTTGACAATGCCACCCTCTTCGGGGTCGATGATCTCTGCATAAATCTCCTGCCTGCCCAGCTTGGTCCCCTCATAGGCGAGGATCTGCTTCCTGAAGTTGTCGGACAGGTTGCCGAGGTTGGCATAAGTTGAGGCGGTCGTCACCACTACGTCGTCGCCCTCGCGGCCCATCAGCTCGATGATCAGGTCCTTGGGCTTAGGCGTCGTCGTGACGATCATGCGGGTGCGCTTACCGAGGCGCATGCCAAACTGGATCTGGTCCCACGCCTCTTGGCCATAGTCCCACGCGGCCAGCTCGTCGCACCAGCCGCCGTGAAATTGTGGGCCTCGGAAGCGTTCAGGCTCGCTGGCTGGGATGCCTTTGATCAGCGAGCCGTTGGTGAGGCGCAGCTCGTGGGCGGTCTTGTTGTAGTCGGCCACCAGTGACTTAGGGATGACCGACAACAGGCCGCTGTCACCCTCAAAAGTGGTCGCCCTGACGTCTGCCGACGTTGCTGCGGCCACCAGCCAACGCGTGCCGGGTTGCTCGTAAGCCCACCAAGCGATCTGCTCCGCCGCTGTACGGGTTTTCCCTGCCCCGCGCCCGGCCAGCATCAGCCAGATGGACCACCAGTCGCCCGGCGGCAGGGTCTGGTGCTTGTGCTGCGTGTTAAGCCACGACATGCGCCACGCCCACGCAAGCCGGAATTCGGGGCTGGCCAACGCAAGCTGCTTCTGCGTTTGCGGGTCAGCCACGATTCCGGCAATGTCACTCATTCGCGTCGACCTGCTTGTGCAGCTCCGTGTTTTTCAGAATTGCCGCAAGATAGGTGTCGGCCTCAACCTGCGCCTCGACCCTGATCGGAGCGCCTCCGTCGCCACCGAGCTGGACCTTGTTGCCATACCGCTTGGGGTCCCAAACGGCCAGCAGCTTGAGCCGGGTCTCAATCTGGAGCTTACGGTGCCCAAGCATGTCCTCGACCGTCGTAAACGTCGCCTTATCACCCATCACTTGCTTTTGGCCCATCACGGGCGTGTTGCTGATTTCTAGGGCCTCTTCGGCCAATGCGTCGTAGCCCATCTCTCTGGCGCGCGCGAGGCGTGCGGCAAAGTCAGGCTTTGCCACTACCCAATCGTAAACCGTCCGCCATGCTGGCATTCCCTCCATACGGCACACCTTGCGTAGATTTATCCCATTGCTGACAAGGTCACATATCCTGTCTGCTATCTCTTCTGTGTACTTCGAACCTGAGCCCTTGGGTGCTCCCATCTTCTTCTTAGGAACCTCTACAATGGCTTTGTAGTCTTCGGGGCGTGCTACCCCCTCCTCGCGTGTTGCGTTGCGCGTGGCGGGCTGTTTGCGTGGCTTTGCGGCGGTATCTGGCATGACCTTAGTCCTCGTCTTTGTCGATGAGGATAATGGTAACCGATTGGCTTACTCAGCGTCTACATGGTCAGGTGCGCGGTATTGCTCTATTTTTGCGCCTGCGGTTAGCTGCGTTACAAGGTCGTCTTGCGTTGCGACGGCGATCATGAACGTGCTATTCGCGACGTGGCTTAGTGCTTGCTGGCGCAGACTGGCTTTGACTAAGCGGGCCCCTTGCGGGCCGTGGACGATGTAGATGCGTTCTGCCATATAGCTCTCCGTGTTGT